CCAAAATTAGGTCTAAATACTCTTTCTCCTCTATTTGTAAGCAACCAATTAACTAAATTAGTTTTAACTACTTCTCTGGTAGTAAAAGTAGGATTAAATACTGCTCTTCCTGAAAAAGGAATACTGAAACCTAAAGCAATACTACCACTATTAGGCACAGGAAAAACATTATTTATTATTCTAGCCATTATTTACTATTCATTAAATTCATTATTTGATCCATACCTACATTTCCTTCAGGTAAAGTACCATTAGCTACATCCATTCCTGGATTTGGTCTAAAGGTTGAAACATTATTAGTATTAAATGAAGCTGCTGTTTCACCTAATATATTTTTATATGCATCTCTTTTTTCTTGAGCTGACATTACAGGATTAGATGGGGTTGGCGATGGAGGTGTTATATTTAAATTCTCCATTACTGGTGTTTGAGTAACTACTTTTGGTGTTTTTACTGCTTCTAAAAGTATATCTTTTAATTCTTCTTGTATTACTTCTCTAACAGTTTCTTTTAATACTTTTTTTAATTCTGTTAATTTCATTTTTAGTTTTATTATAAATATTATTAATTTTTGTTTTTTATGCTAATTATTGTCCAGTAGGTATAGGTAAACCATTTTTTCCAAATTCAAAAAACCATTTATCATTTGGGTCTAAATTTCTATTAGGGTCATTAATGTTAGCTCCTGCTGAGTTAGGGTTTACAGATGAATCTATATACCAAAAGGATAATTCTGATGTAGCTAAAGCACTTGAATTATACCATGCACTTCCTAATGCCGTTCTTAATTTTAATAATAATTGAGTTTTAGCATAAGCATTTCTATTTTGTTCTGTTACTCCATTACCAGTTTCATCAAAATTAGGTGGAATTAAATTTTGGAACCACCATTCTACCTGAATATCTTTTTCTAATTCCCATAATTGTTCCGCTTCAGCATATGTTATAGGGGTTGAACTATTTCCTAAAATAGGCATTTGATTTACATTTGCAGTAGCATATCCTATTCCTTTACTATTAAAATAATCACTTAAAGGATCATTAAAAGAAATATCTGGTATTTGTAAACTTAAGTATTTAGCCTCTTCAAATATAGCTTGCATTCTTTTTTTTCTTCTTGCCATTTCGGGTCTTAATGATACAAATTGGCTTCCTATAGTATTATCATTAAAATTATTTTCGGCTGTTGCAGCTAATCTTTCAGAATAAGGAAATAACTTTGCAATAGGTGAAAAAGAAAAATCTCCATCTTTATCCCATCTTTTACTACTACTATTATAATTACCCCCTACATTATTTGCTGTTCTTAATAAACTTTCTCCTTTAGTTCTAATTTGACTAATATATGCCTTAAGTTTATTTTCATCTGTAATTCCTGATAAAAATAATTTTTTAATAGTTGCATCTAAAATTCTATCACCATCTTTCCATTCAAATCCTTCATTTGCTACAGCTTGTTCTAAAATAGTTCTTGAATTATCAAAAGCTTCTTTAACTAAGGTATCATAATAAAAAGCACGTGGACCTTTATTTTGAGATAATTCCCAAGCTAATTCATATAATTCTTCTGCTTCTTCTCTATCAGCTCCATAAATAGCAATTAATATAGCAATTTGGCCTTCTTTAAATATAGCTTTTAAAGGATCTTCAGCTGGTGGAGGTGGTGGGAAAATTAAATCCTTAGTATCAATTGTCCACTTCATTTCATCAACTAAAACAATATTTGAAGAAGAAAAGGATTTATCACCATATAATTTTTCAACAAGAGCATTTTGATTATAAAATTCACCTGGAGGAGGAACTGATTCTTTATTTTGAGCTATTACCTGTTTTTTATCAAAAGAAAACCCAGGCATTTCAATAAAATTAAGAGATAAATAATAATCTCCATATAATAATCCTGGAGGGGTTGTTAATATTTCTTCTAATTCAGCATCAGTTAATACATCTACAAAATTACCAGTTGTAGCTACTATAGAATCTAAATCTTCTTGGGTAATATTTGGATCTTTTTCTAAACAATCATTTAAAGCAACATCTAAATCATTTAATTTAGTAATAACTGAACTAACATCTTTACTTATTAAATCTAATGCTTCGGGAATTGAATCTAATGATCCCTCTTCTTTATCAATTAATGTTCCTAAATTATCCAAAGCATCTGAAAAATTATTTATTATATTTACAGGTATACCAACCCCAGGTGGAACTGAGGTAGGAATAGGTAATTGTTTAATGACAGTAACTGCTGCTTTTACTCCAGTAACTATTCCTTCTGATGTTTTAGCAACTTTATTTAATGTAGATATTTTTTGTTCAATTTGAACTAAAGCTCCATTAATTTGATTTTTTTGTTGAATTAAATTTTTTAATTCTTGTGTTGAAGGACAAGCATCTTTAAACCTAGAAATTAATACATCTAAAGTTTTATTAAATTGGAATGTTGTTCTAGTTATACTTTGAACTATTTTTGATATAAATCCTGCTAATGCCATTATAAAGTTTTAGAAGTTTTAGATTTATAAAATGTTATAGATGTTAACATAGATTGTGCTTGTAATCCTACTTTTGTCGCTGTTTGAGCTACAGCTATATTAGGTGTAAAAGGAATAGGTGTACCAACAGTTCCTAAAGCTGATGTTAGAGAAATCATATCTGTTAATAATTTTTGAAAATCAGCTAAAAATTTATCTCCTAAAATTATTGGTTCTGTTGCATCTTTACTTCCTAAATAAATTTCTTTAGTATCTACTACAAATTTATTTTTAGAATCTATATTAACAGAATCTTGTGTATTTAAATTAATAGACTTTTCTGCACTTAATAATATAGAATCTTTTTTAGCATTAAAATATAATCTTCCTGAATTTAATAAAACTTGTTCTCCTATATATTCGTTAGGACTTTCTGGAGGAGTATTATAAGATTTATAATTAATTGAAGCTCCCTCAATTGGGATTTTTTGGTTTGAAGTTAAATAAATAGATGATTTATCTGTATTAATATTTTCTACTTGTGAAACCCAAGGATCATCTCCTGTTTCCGTTTGACCATTTTTTATAATTATAATAGGTTCTCCATTTACTCCACTATTAGACCAAGGATTAAAAGGATTACTATTATTTACAGTACTACCAAATCTAATTGTATTGCCCCACCTTCCTTCTATTAAAACATCGCCTTCATAGGGTTGAAGATTTCTAATTCCCGTTCTTTCTTTAAAAGTTAATCCTAAATTAATGTCATCTATTGCAACATCAGATTGTATCTCTACTCCAGCTTCAGTACTTTCATATTTTTGAGCATTAGTAGGTTCATTAGCTAAAGAATTAGGTAAAGCATTATGATGTATACTATTCCATATATTAATAGTTTGAAAATAATAATATTGTTTTCCTCCACTAACATTTCGTTGAGAACTTGGATTTGGAAGATTTATTATATATACAATTTCATTTACTAAAGGTAAAAATTTTAAATTTGAGTAAAGAGGAAGAGCAAAGCTTAATGTTTCAATAGCAGCATCTGAAGGATTAGTTAGATCTTCAAATAAGATTCCACCCATACCAGCATATTCTCCATTATTTTTCCAAGTAGTTGGGTATGTAGTTTCATTTAATAAAACAAACTTTACCCTTACTGGTTTTATCTCTTGAGTTGAAAGATTAGGAGATTTTCCTGGTTTTAATGAATTTAAACCTGTAGGAATTTTAACCATTATTTTTGTTTTCTTTTGATACTTTTTCTAATTTATCAATTTCAGCTAATAATTCTGCTTTTTCTTCTTCAGTTATACCAAATTCACCATCATCATTAGTATTATTTACAGCTCTTTGGATGATAGTAGCCATTTTTATTAATTGTTCATCATTTTTAACACTAATTTCTAAATATTCTTTTATTAAAGGTACTATTAAAGTAGCATCTCCTATTTCTTGAATTAATGGTTTTAATTCGCTTATTAAAGATGAAATTTGTTCCTTTTTCTTTGTTTGGTTTTCATATATCTCATGAAGGATATCTGAGAATTTTTTATCACCAAATATTATTGAATCTAATTGTCCCATAATTTTTAGTTATAAATATTAAAAAGTTTAACTTTTAAGATGGGAAAAAACCTTTTTCGTAATATACTATATATTTATCTTTAAATACTTTATGTAATTTATTAGCTATTTTTGTAATTTTAGGAGTTTTTACATCAATCATTTCTCTTATATAAATGTATAGTGCTTTTTTATTAAAAACATCAATAGCTTCTCTTTTTCTAAATAATTCTAAAATACAATCAGCTATTTGAGCATCATATTCTTTTGGAAAATATGAATAAATATTATCAGTCATATATTTTACATATAAATCTATAAAAATAGATAATCTATCTCCTTCTTTATATCCTTTAGTATATAATTCATCTCCAAAATTTGCATCAGATTCTGTAAATTGTTGAGATGTTTGTTCTAATTTTTCATTTAATATAAAAATACTATCATCTCCTATATCTAGATTTTGATGTTTAGAAATATCTCCAATATCAATAGATTCAATTCTTTTTTTATAATTTTTTTGATTATAAATTATTAACCATCTTTTTACTATAGTTCCAAAATATGAATATGCTTTTGCTCCTTTAGCAGGATCAAATAAATGAATTTTATCTAAAAGAAATACCATTATTTCATGTTGTAAATCTTCTAAATTTTCAACTCCATCAGTATAATAAAATTTAAATGTATGGATTATATTCTGAGTTAACTTATAAAATGGATAATGGATTTCTCTAGAATATATGGTACTTTTAAAATCTGGATTGTTACTTGTATTATATGCAACAATAGCATCTTCTGTTTCTTGTGTAAAATAATTTCTTTTTTGTCTTTTTTTCTTTGCTGCTCTTATTATATCATCCATGTAATCATAAGTTATATATCTTTAATTTTAAATTCATTTAAAAACCCTTGAATTGCCATAACTGTCTTAAAGAAAAAACCTATTTCATCATCACTTTCGAATCTTCCCTGTGAATCTAATTTTTTTAATTTTGCATCTGATATTTCTATTGCTTTAGAAATTTTATTAAGATATTTCATATATTCTACTAATATATCTTCTTGTCGTTCATTTTTTCTCATTAGATTTAACGTAGTAAACCCTAATACTACTACTAATGCTGATAGAATTGATATTATTATTACTTCCATATTATAAATTATCTAACATATTTTTTAATCCTGGACTTGATATGTTACCAAGTGCTTTAGATTTTGTTGTTTTTTTAATTGTAAAATTATCTTTTACTTTATTTTTTCCTTCTTTAAATTTAGGTAACCATTCTTTTTCAAACTCAATCCTAGCAGCCATCATATCAGCTTGATGTAAAATAAAAGGTAAAGAGGTCCTTGGTTTTTGTTCTGGCATAAATCCTTTTAAGTATTTATCATTAGCAGGATCATATAAACCATCATGAGTTTGAATTGCTACCATTTCATTAAAACTATATTTTATATCATGAGATTGAAGTAAATATAAAGTTCTATCTGGAACAGAAGCAAATGGTACTTTATTATTAAACATATAATCTTCACCTAATTTTTCTCTTCTCCATTTATCAGTCTGGGGGATATAAGAATCCTGTTCTTCATCTCCCATTTTACCTAAATCATGATTAATAGCAGAAAATATTAATTCTTCAATAGTAAAAGTACTAGTATCTACACCTTCACTTTTCCATAATTCATATTGTTTAAGAGAACATCTAACTACTCTATTAACATGATCTATATATCCTCCTGGAAATGCATTATGATACTCTTTTTTATGAGCTGCTGGCATTAGTATTAAACGTTCTTGAAATTTAGTATAAAACGTTAATAATTGTGTTTGCCTATCACCTTTAATATATTTTATTATATTAGAATTGAATTCTTCCCAATTAGACTGTATCTGTTCTGCTGATAATTTCATAACTTTTTAATTTTTACATTGTTTCTTGTTCGCGATCTATAAATGATTTTACCTCTTGAACTATTTCTTTTGATTCATTTATTACATCACTAAATTCTTTAGCATCTGCATTAGGTCTACTTAAAATAAAAAGTAAAGTTTGAAGTTTACTATCTAATTTATCCATTAATCTAATACAAGTTTCTTTATTTCTCATAATTTAATTTATTTAGGGTTATTCTATACCTATATTTATATTCAATACTCTATATACTATATATTTTATTATCTCTATATATTATATTTATTAATATTTATGTACCTTAACATATTTATATTAATTTATACCTAAGATATATAAAATAAATGGGGAATCCAAGTTATTCTGAAAGATAATTAAGGATTTTTTGAAGATGAGCACATTTTTCATATTCTTCTGTTTCAATAAAAAAGCTGATGCCCAATTTTAATGAAGTATCTAAATATTCATCTGCATAATTATCTATACCTTCTAAATGTTCTTTTTTATTAATATCTATTTTTTTAATATAATTCCATGCTCTATTATAAGTAATTGACTCTCCAGCTTCTTTAACATCCCCTAAATCTAATTCTTTATTGGATTTTTTAAAAAATTGAATTATTTTTTTATTAAAATTTAAATGATTTAATATTAATTTTTTATACATTCCCACCCAGTAAGTAGGTGTATTCTTAAATTCAATAAAAGTTTTATCATTAGCTACTCCTTGTAAATCATCATTAGAGCTAAATAAATGAAATATGTGATCTAAATTTACCATATATCATAAATATACAAACTAATAATAAATTATCCAAATAATCCCCTAAGGGATCCACCACCACCGGGCTTTAACGACTTGCCCTGTTATATGCCGTTTAGCTAGGGTGCTTTATTAAGCAGCCATCGCTAGTTTAACTTGTTCGCCAGTTATGCGTATGATCTTCATTATATCCTTACTTTCTGTCAAATCCATTCACCCCCTATTTTTTATTACTAGTGGAGGTGGTGGGTTTCGAACCCACGTCCAAAAAAGCAGCTAATACAACTACTAACGATCAGAAATAAATATAATAAATTTCTTTATATAATCCAAATTATTTATTTTCAGTGTCAAAGAAAAACATTTGCCATAATCTTCCTGTATCTATACTATGACCAAAATATCCCATAGAACTATGTATAGCTCTTCCATCAAATATTACCATTCTATTATAAACATTACCAAATACATCAACATCTTCATATAAAGTTCCATCACAAAATGTTTGTTGTTGAGGAAAATAATCAAGTATATTATCACTTTGAGATGAATGATATATTTTTGTTTTTTTATTTGCTACAATTTTAGTTCCAGTTTCAAATGGAGCATTAGGAGTTAAAAATACCATAGCAGCCCATTGTTGACTATCACAATGATAAACCTTAGGTGGAACTGCACTACCACAATGTCCACTTTGAAATACCCCACATATTTCATAGGTTTCAGACCAATTACTTATTTTTTCTCCCATTACTCCTTCAATTTTTTCCTTTACTCCATCAAATATAAATTGTTTTCTAGTTCTCCAACCAACTCCTCCATGATCTTTATCCCAATACATTTGTCCTAAAGCATAATTTCTAATAGCATCTGGGTTTTCATAGAAATTATCAATTATCCATGCTCTTTTATTACTATTTTTATTTACTTTAAATTGATTAGTTTCAATTACTCCCCAATCAGATTTATTATTTGAATCTTTTGTATATATTTTTTCCATTATTTTTATTTTTTAAAATCCTAAATATTTTTTTCTAATAAAATCAATATCCCATGTAGTATAGGTTTGAGGATATTCTATATTATTAAAAGGTTTTTTATATGGGTTAACTACTCTCCAACCTTTACCCCATTTTTTATTAAGATACTCATAATTAATTAAGTTTACTTTTTCTAATTTTTTAATTAATTGAGGATCTTCTTTTTTTGTTTGTTGTGCATTTTTATAATAACTTTCATCTCCTTCAACAGCAATTTCACTTCCATGAAAATATTTATTTTTTAATCCTTTTATAGTTTTAGGATCTAAATTTTTAATTCTCATTATAAAATCACTATCTTCCCCATAAGCTGGGTATAAATTTTCATCAAATAATCCTATTATTTTAACCCCAATTTCTGTTATAGCAAATAAGTCATAAGTACCAGTATAAAATTCACCAGCTCTGGGATGAATTAAACTTACATCTTTATGTTGAGCTATTTCAGCAATTTCTTCTAATAAACCTGGTGTAAAAGAAACATCATGATTAGATATTACCCAATAAGGTTCCATTAAAAATGATTTTATAATTAAATTCCAGGCGGCAGGAACTCCTAAATTAGATGGTAAATGTGTTATATGTAATTTTTTTATATTTTTATTTAAAAAACTTTCATACCTTAATTCTTCTAATTGTATTTTAATTTTTTCACTACCACTATTATTAATTATAAATAAATTATCTACTGGATAATCAATTGAAATTATTAATTTTTCTAACCATCGAGTTCCATTTACAATAGGTACTCCAATAACAGGTATACTTGGTTTATTTTTCATATACTAAAAGCCCTAAATTGATCATATTTTGATTTATAAGATCTTTATATCTTTTATCTAAATTATTTGAAGGATTATTATATAACTCTAGAAATAAATCTTCACTTTCTTTCTTTTTACCTATATACCATCCTGATAAAGCTTTATAGTATATAAATGCAAAATATCCATTATATCTATTATAATGTTTAAGTTTTTTATTATTATCTATATTAGATAATCCCATACAAGCATACGAATACATCATATGATATTTTTCTTCATTAGAGGGAATTCTTATATTACCACAAAATTCTAACCATAAACATATAGCATTATAAGCTTCTGGTCTATTAGGAGAATGTGCTATTGCTTGAAGTATTTGTCCTCTTTCAAATGCAGGTCTTCCACCTACCTGTGCCATACAATTCCATGAACATAATAAACTCTCATACACTAAATCTTCATTTTTAGATAACTCAGCACATCTTAAATAATAAGATATAGCTGAGGCGTATTGTTGGATATCAAAATAACTACATGCTAATTCAAAATTACATATATCTTTTCTAGGATCAATAATATATTGATTTAATTTTTCTTCTAATTTATAATTCTTCATATTCTATTTTTTCTAACATTATTTTTGGCATTTTAAATATATAAGCAGCGTTATCTTGATATCCAAAAGTAATTAATAAATTATCTCCATCATCAGTCATACCACAATTAAATTCTATCATAGCATCCATAAATTTAAATCTTTTAGATACTTTAACAATATTCCAATCTTTATCATAAAAAACAAATCTATGATAGTAATGAGCATCTTTTCCATTTCCAACAGGATGCCAAGGGAAAAAACATTCATGAGTAATACATAATCTATATTCACCAAAAGGTATTACTTGTGATCCACCTCTTAAATCACAACCTGCTAATTTAGTTGTAGCTAATTTCTCACTTTTATCTTTTTTAATTACAACTTCACAATTTTTATTTTCACAATCAACTTTTACTAATTCTACAGGATCAGCATGTCTAAGAAAATGATAAGGCATATCTAAAACAGGCATCCAATTTTTTTCTAAGTAAGTTCCTTTTTCAGGAACTTCTATTCTATCTCTTGTAATCTCTTTAAAACCATCCTTTTCAGGTATAACTTCACACATTTCCATTCTTCCTGTTCCAATTTCATCAATGTCTCTTCTTACCCCACAAGTATATAATTTATCATTCCATCTAAAAACTCTAACATCTTCTTGACCTATAAAATCCCAAAGTGGAGGTTTATCATATTTAGTAGTATCAATTTTACTAAATTTAGTTATATTTAAATCATCATCTAAATGACATAAATAATTAGTTGTTTCTAAAAACTGAAATTCTTCGGGATTCATATATTGCATACATCCCCACATACCCCAGTATTTTTGATTAAATTCAACATGATGCATTACATATCCTACATGTCTTATATTAACTAATAATCCTTCTTTATCATCTTTAAAAATAGTAGCATTACATAATCCTGTTCCTCCTGTAAGATTACCTGGGATTATTAAAGGTTTTATACTTCCTCCATATTTTAAAGAGGTTTTAATTAAATTATTTTCTTTTGGATATAAATTTTCCCAACTCATATATTAATTTTATGTTAATTTCATATTACTATGTATATATTTTATTATAATTATTATACAACGCGTTAAAACCGCGAATTAACGCGGTTTTTTGCGAATATTTTAAATTATTAACAAGCATATTCTAAAGCTTTAGAAAACATTTTTCTATTTAAATCTAAATCTTGTTTAAAATTTTTAATAATTCTAGCTTGTCTTTCTTTACCTCCTTCTGTATGGTAATGAAAATTTCCGTTGATAATATTTTCTTGAATTGTATTAAATACTTCCCATAATCCATTACCTTCATCTTCTACACGTTGAGTTTTTAAAACTTCCTTAACAGCAAATTCATTGTATGAATTATTTGTATCTTTAACTCTTATATTTAATAAATCTTTAGCTAACTCAATTATTTTATCACCTTCTAATTCAACTTCTTTCATCTTATTCATAGACTCAACAGTTAATGGTAATTTTTCAACCATATCCTTAATCATTCCCTGAAGTTCTTCGAATGTATAACCCATGTGGCGCATTTTTACATCTTCAAATTCTGTATCTGCAATAACTAATCCATTTTCACAAATCATTCTAAATAATCCTGCTGTAAATGTAAAAGCATTTTTACCATCATGAGAATTTGTTAATAATATTTGTGGATAAACAGTATCACCATCTTTACCATTAATAACAATATCATCATTTCTAAATACTAATAAATGTTTTTGAAATCCTTTTGTTGATTTTTTTCTAGCTTTAACTTCTTTTACATCAACAACACCCCAACCTAATGATTCCATATCATCAATAACTTTTTCTGTTGGAATATGAGTATATTTATCTGATACTTCATTTGATGGTGTAAGTGTGAATACTGAAGGAGCAGCATTTCTAATTGCATCCTTACTCATGAATTTTACTGAATTTAAATTTAACATAACTTTTATTTGGTTTTAATTAATATTTGTGCTTTTTGCACCTATTTACCCTGTAAATATACGAAAGGTCTCTTGGGTAGCCAAATATTTTTGTGGGAATCTTTAATTTTTTTCTTTTATTTTTATAGTAATGTCATGTGGGGCATACTCATTTCCACCAAAATAGGGATATAAATAATATCTTCTAACTAAACCCCAATATCCATCAGGTCTTCGTCTAACTAATGTAGTATCATTATTAATAATAATTTCATAATAAAATGTAGTAATATTAATAATTGCACTATAAATTTCATTTGGTTCAATAGTTCTTATTGTAGCTGAACTATGTTTGCTATTTTCA